AACAAGGAGACTGATTATGGCAAATGTAAGCAACCAAGGTTACGCAATCGAAAAGACTGCTGGCCGTAAGTTTTACATCACCAGCAAAAAGTATGGAAATATCTTTGGGCCGTTTACTCGCAAGTCATGGGCTATAGACTATGCAAAGCGGATTGACGGCGTGGAGAAGATGGCATGATTAAGTTTAAACCTAACACCACATACTCGACACGCAGCATTTGCGACTATGATACTATTATTAGTGTTCGTATTGCAAAACGCACCGAAAAAACTGTTACCGACATTGATGGCAAGCGTTATGGAATCAAAGTTTGGGATGGCGTTGAACAAATCATGCCTTGGGGCCGCTTTTCAATGGCTCCCACTATCAGCGCAGATAAGGGAGTTGCGGCATGAGCATCACTCTCCACCAATTCGAACGCATCGACGGGCTTTTAACAAAGCAGCTTCGCGCTGGCCCATTTGAAACGTGCGCCGATCCGCACGAATACATTCGTAACAGTAACCGCCTATTTGATCTTTGCATAGAAACGATGGGCTTTGCCTACATGGATGAATTTCCAAGCGCCGAGCATTGCGCTGCTGCTATTGTAACCCAGGCTTTACTAAGTCCAGACTTTGTTGGAGATGATGCGTGAGGTATGGTTCGGTGTGCAGCGGAATTGAAGCGGCAACTGTTGCGTGGCATCCATTAGGCTGGGAGCCAGCATTTTTTTCGGAAATAGAACCCGCGCCACGTTCTGTTCTTGCTCATCATTATCCTGATGTGCCGTGTCATGGCGACTTCACCACTATCGGAGCAGATGACTATGGATCAATTGACCTTCTTGTCGGAGGAACCCCCTGTCAGTCCTTCAGCGTTGCAGGACTCAGAGGCGGATTGGATGATGATCGTGGCAACTTGGCCCTCGAGTTTCTTAAACTTGCTCAACGAAAAAGGCCCAAGTGGTTGGTTTGGGAGAACGTCCCTGGCGTCTTGTCATCAAACGGAGGACGGGACTTTGGTTCCATTCTCGGAGGGTTGGTCGAATGCGGGTATGGGTTCGCCTACAGAGTGCTTGACGCTCAATATTTCGGAGTGGCCCAAAGACGCCGCCGTGTGTTCGTTATCGGATGTCTTGGAGACCCAGCCAGTGCCGCGGCGGTTCTTTTTGAGCGCCACAGCTTGCAAGGGCGTTCTGCGCCGCGCCGACAAAAGGGGAAGGACGTTGCCGGAACGATTGCAAGAAACTCTTTTAGCGGTGGCGCAGGAGGAAGACCAGAGGGAGCAGCAGGAAACCATTTCGTAGCATGGCCTTCTGACGTTGCACCAACACTTAATGCTCACTTTGGTGACAAAATGGGATTAGAAAATCAGCATATAAATGGAGGGGCAGGATTGTTTGTTCCAGATATTCAGAGCGCAACCCATGCTTTCAAAGTTAGAGGTGGCTGCGATGGTGGCGGAAAAGGATATTTAGGATCAGATGAATTGGCTTTCACTATAAGCACGCATCAAGACCAACATATATTTCAAGAAACAAAACCGAATGAAGATTTAATATGTTTTGAAGCCAATATGTCGATGCAAGCCCCAGCAGTTGGTGATTTGCATCCAACAATTACCAGACGAACTCATGCTGCCGTTGCAATGCAATCAGCAGTGCGCCGTCTAACTCCTAGAGAGTGTGAGAGGCTACAAGGTTTTCCAGACGATTACACATTAACGCCGCATCGAAACAAACCAATGGCTGATGGCCCACGCTATAAGGCACTAGGCAACAGCATGGCAGTCCCAGTAATGCACTGGATAGGTAAACGAATACAAATGGTGGAGGATTTAAAGTGAACCAATATCAAATCGCAATCATTGGGCTACTGGTTATGGAAGCCATAACGCTATATCTCTTGTGGCTAACACATCGAGACCGCCAATTTTGGCAAGCCATGTGGACGCATGACGCAGCCGAATTTCTATTTTACAAGCGCACAGCTTCACTGCGCGATCCAAAGACGGGCCGCTTTATCAAAAAGGACAAAATCTAATGTTTTACGCAGAACTTATTCGTGGCTGGGCTGAAGATCGTAACCTAATCAAAGGCAGCGATGTAAAGAGCCAGTTCGTTAAACTTATCGAGGAAGCCGGAGAGCTGGCTAACGCTATAGCTAAAAAGAACGACATAGAATTTGCGGATGCCATTGGGGATATGGTCGTGGTGCTAACCATCATGGCTGCACAGAATGGCATGATGATTGAAGATTGCATCGATAACGCCTGGCAGGAAATTAAAGACCGCAAGGGCAAGATGGTTGACAGAATTTTTATAAAGGAGGCGTAAGGTGCATACAGCATTTAAAATAGGCCATGATCAGCAAGCCATTACTGACGTTAGCGACCTCATTCGCTACATTATAGACGCGCCGACAGGTGAGCGCGTGAAAATGGCGGCTCTGGAAGCCATGAAAAGCACCCTAAGCATGGGAGAAACAACTATATCCCACTGCAACATAGGCGACCACACGCACACGCACTTTGGCGAACAGGATTATAAGGAATCATGACACCAAGGGAAAAGAACTTGGCAGAGATTGACGCTATCGCAGAGTTATATGGTTACACACTGGAAGACATTCTCGGCAAGAGCAAGCTGAAAGAACTCGTCGCAGTAAGACGCAAATGCATTGTATGGCTTAGAGGAAAAGGCTATTCAACCACTGAGATAGGACGGATTATGCAGCGCGATCACAGCACCATTGTTCACGCATTGCAGAAGGTGGCAGCAGCGGCAGAGATGGAATCTGAAAATGACTGAGCCAGTTATAATCGGAAATGCCACGCTGTATCTAGGCGACTGCCGCGACATTCTGCCGACGCTTGGCAAGGTTGATGCTGTTGTGACTGACCCGCCTTATGGATTAGGCGATTGGAACAATCGTGGTTCAAATAGTGGTGGCCCGTTCGACAGCGACCAAACGCAAGAGTGGGACAAGCCCGTTGATGCGGAACTTATGGCGCTTGTTCAAGATGCTGGAACGCATAAAATCATTTGGGGCGCAAACTATCTTTTAGATCACTTGGGGCGCAGCAAACAGATGCTTGTCTGGAACAAGGGTATGAGGAAAATGCATTTCAATGATTGCGAAATTGCATGGTGCAGCCAGTGGCGCGAGGCGTCTAGAATGTTTGATATGCACCCATCAGCAGCAGGGCCAAAAGAACATCCAACGCAAAAGCCATTGGCATTGATGAAATGGTGCGTGGAACTTCTGCCAAAGGATTCTGAAACTATTGCAGACCCTTTCATGGGCAGCGGGACAACAGGAGTTGCAGCCGTCCAGATGGGCCGCAAGTTCATCGGCATAGAGCGTGAACCAAAATATTTCGACATTGCCTGTAAGCGCATTGAGGATGCACAACGCCAGGGCGATATGTTTATAGGAACCACAGCATGACACCAGACAAACTAAAACTTGCCCGTCACCACATGGGCTATAGCGTCAACGAGATGGCTGACGCGCTTCGCCTATCGCCTGACAATGGCGGCACAACCATTCGCAAGATGGAAGCTGGCAAGGTGCGTATCACTGGGCCTATCATGGTGGCAGTCGATGCCATGCTGAAGGGATACGATCCGTTTGGATATGACGAGGACGAAGATGACCAATTCTAATGACTATCAAGTAGGCGGAGACCATTACGCATCCAAATCCGTTCAGCCTTGGGAGGCAATGGAGTCCTGGATGTCGCCAGAAGCCTTCGCAGGATATTTGCAAGGTAATTGCATAAAGTATTTATCCCGCTATCGTGAAAAGAATGGCATTGAGGATTTGAAGAAGGCGCAGCATTATCTTGCAAAGCTATGTGAACACGAAGGCGAAAAGAAATGATCGAAGCACCTAAGATTCAGCAACGCAGCGTATCGGAACTTATTCCATATGCGGCTAACAGTCGGACGCATAGCGATGCACAAGTAGCGCAGATTGCGGCAAGCATTAAAGAGTTTGGCTGGACGAACCCAATCCTTGTCTCTGGTGATAACAGCATTAT